ACTGATTCAACTATAAAACAACTTAAATATAAAATATAAAGGAATATAAAATGGAACCATCAAAACACCAAAAACTATCAAAAGAGATTTTGGACGACTCATCCAAAAGATGTTGTGAAATATATAAAATTACCAATATCTCTAATGGTAAAATATACGTGGGACAAGCTGTTTCACATATTTTAAACCATAAAAGATACAGACCATATGGACACGAAGGCAGATTTAGATGTCATATTTCAGAAGCTTTCTCAACAAAAAAAAACCAGTCACATTATTTAAATAACGCCATACGGAAATATGGCGTTCATGATTTTGTATCTGAGTTAATAGAAGTGTGTGAGATATCAAACGCAGACGAAAGAGAAATACATTACATTAAAGAGCTCAACAGTTTATTTCCTTATGGATATAACTTGAAGAACGGTGGTAGTGTATTTACTCATAGTGACGAAAGTAAAAAGCGTGTATCAAATGGAGTGATAAATTATTTTAAAGAAAGAAAATATGAAAGGTTCAAAAATATTACAAAAATCGAGGATGATATTGAAAAATATATTAAGCCTCTGAACCGAAATAAATCACAATATGGTTGGTATGTTTACATTGAAAAATGTAAAGCAGATTTTGGTGGAGTTCATATTCCTATAGAAAAAAGTAAAAAAGATGCAATAGAATTTATACAAAATTTAAAGAATCAGTTGGCGAAACACCTTGTTGCGGGGAGTCCCTTAGAGCCTATTCTATCTAATAAATAGAAGAACCACTACTAAGTCTATGTTGGAAACACATAGATGGCCGAGCTAGAACTCGGGTATAGTAATAATGTGGAGGATTGGGTAATCCGCAGTGTCACTTCCTAAAGTCGTTTGGTAGACTATGGAGGGCATTCAGAGACTGAACGGGTGTTGGTGAGCGATGAAGGATTAGCCATCCAGAGCTTGCTTAAGATACAGTCCGACCCCCTTGGAAACATGGGGGAGTTCGTCGGGAGACGAAATGAATTTACATATGCCACAGGACCCCGAGTCCGAAGCAGAATTAAAAAATTTGGCAGCAGTGCCATATCAAATTATCAGTCCAGCCAATAACTCGTCCATTATTGGTATTTATCAAGACTCCATGCTTGGGTGTTATTTATTTACAAGACCAGACATACATTTTACACCAAGAAATGCGATGAATCTTCTAATGATGTTTGATGGTGTGAATGAGAATGAACTGATTAAAAATTCAGAAAGCGATAAGGGTATCACTAGTTTTGATATTATCACGCAAATTATGCTCCCTTTATCGATGAAATATAAAACGAAAGCATTTAAGGATGATAAGGATGACATGAAAACATCTAATGCTGTTCTTGAAATTAGAAATGGGAAATATATTCGAGGACAAATGGATAAAGGAGTCCTGGGCGCCGGAACCAAAGGGCTGTTACATCGAACATGTAATGATTTTGGTAATATGGCGTCTTCTAAATTTATTGATGATTTACAAAATGTTGTTACCGAATACATGAACTCCAGCGCGTTTAGTGTTGGTATTAGTGACTTGATTTCTGACAATAAAACGAACGAAGAAATTGTTACAATTATAACACAAAAAAAACAAGATGTCAAGAATCTAATCGACCAAACCCAGATTGGTATTTTTGAAAATAATACTGGGAAAACAAACGAGGAAGAGTTTGAGACTCAAGTAAATAATATTCTTAATCAAGCAACATCTGAATCGGGTAAAGTAGGTTTAAAAAATCTAAGTAAAGATAACCGCTTCGTGACAATGGTTAACGCGGGTTCAAAGGGCTCAGATTTGAATATTTCATTTATGATTTCTTGTTTGGGTCAACAAAACGTAGACGGAAAGCGTATACCATATGGGTTCGAACACAGAACATTGCCTCACTTCACCAAATATGACGATTCTCCAGGAGCACGCGGGTTCGTTGAAAGTTCTTATATCAATGGGTTATCCCCCCAGGAATTATTCTTCCATGCGATGGGCGGTCGTGTTGGTCTTATTGATACCGCGGTTAAAACATCAACTACTGGTTATATTCAACGACGGTTGATTAAGGGTTTAGAAGATTTGATGGTCTCGTACGATATGACTGTTCGAACAAATAAAAATAAAGTCGTACAATTTAAGTACGGGGATGATAATATCGATACTGTTAAAGTAGAAAACCAAATTATTCCCACAGTTTCGATGAGCGTTCAAGACATTTACGCCCATTATGTTTTACCTGAAACGAGCGGAAGTGTTAAATCGTTAAGTAATATATTCTTAAAAAACACAATGACCCGATATAAAAAACAACAAAATGATATGATGGAAAGGACAAAAACATACATCGATTACATGATTAAAAATCGCGAAGAAATAATTAAAAAGGTTTTCAAGAATAAGGGCGATGTTGTTGTTAACTGTCCTGTGGCATTTTCATATATCATTAATAATATTCAAGGGCAAACAAACTTGACTATTTCGTCTTTAGTTGATATTACTCCACTTGAAGCACTCGAAATGATAGAAACCACATACGCAAATTTAAGTAAGATTCATTACGCGCCTCCGACTGAATTATTCAAGACACTATTCTTCTATTATTTGTCTCCAAAAGATCTATTAATTATTAAGAGGTTCAATAAAGCGGCATTAACATTGCTTTTAGATACAATCACGATTGATTATAAGCGAGCCATAGTAACACCTGGTGAAATGGTTGGCATGATTGCGGGTCAAAGTATTGGGGAGGTTTCAACTCAGATGACTCTGAATACATTTCATTTTGCGGGTGTCGCGTCTAAATCGAACGTGACTCGTGGTGTGCCAAGAATTGAGGAGATATTGTCTTTATCAAGTGACATTAAAAATCCTTCATTGAGTGTTTATTTGAAGGCAGAAGATGAAACCCAAAAAGATAAGGCGCGTTCTATTATGTATATGCTAGAGCATACAAGACTCGTAGAAATTGTTAAGTCCATTGAAATTTGTTTTGACCCAGATGATCTCAACACATTGATAAACGACGATAAAGAAACTATCGAACAATTCAGAGCATTTGAAAATATGTTTGACGACTGTATCGAGACAGCTTTACAAAATGATGAAAATGAAAAATCAAAGTGGATAATCAGAATGATAATGGACCCAGAGGTTATGCTTGAGAAAAATATTACGATGGATGATGTTAATTTCACATTGAATAATTGTTATGAAAGTCAAATATCCTGTGTATATTCTGATTTTAATTCAGATAAGCTTGTATTCCGAATAAGAATGAATGAGGTCATCAAATCCGGATCTGGTCGAGGAGGACAAAAAAAAATAAAAGTCAACCCATTGGACCAGTCAGATCAGATTTATATTCTTAAAAATTTCCAAGACCAATTATTACAAAATATTGTAATCAGAGGTATTAAAGGTATTAATAAGGTTATACTTCGTAAGATAAAAGACAACATGGTAGAAAGTAACGGAATATATAAAAAGCAAGAAATCTGGGTTCTAGATACAATTGGCACAAATTTATTGGATGTGCTTGGGTTGGATTTTATCGACAATAAGCGAACATTTAGTAATGATATTGTTGAAATTTATAATGTGCTAGGAATTGAAGCGGCCAGACAAGCTATATACAATGAACTTGTTGATGTTATTGAGTTCGATGGTACATATATTAACTATCACAATTTCAGCGTTTTAGTTGATAGAATGACTTTTACACACAAACTAATTTCCATATTTAGACATGGTATTAATAATGATAATATCGGACCTATTGCCAAAGCATCGTTTGAGGAGACACCTGAGATGTTCTTAAAAGCGGCAAGACATGCGGAACTTGATACGTTAAGAGGAGTCTCTGCAAATGTTATGTGCGGACAAGAGGGGTTCTTTGGAACAAGCTGCTTTCAAGTTGTGTTGGATATCGAAGAGATGCAGAAAATGGAAGCATCGAGTGAATATAAACCGGTTGATGTTGATGAAGAAATCGAGAAATTCTTCGGTTCTTCACAAAATCCAGAAGACCCTTGTGGTATTAATAAATTGTCAATACAAAACAACGTTGTTACCATTCACGCAGAAGATATGGGTAAAGATACAGATTATAACCCAGGGTTTTAAAATAGAAAATACAAACATTTATAGAAAATACAAACATTTATAGAATATTTCAATTACCTATGCGCTTATTTAATATTTATTTTTTATTTTTTATTTTTTAACATTTATTAAAAATAAATATTAAATATAATTTTTATCAAATTATAATGACTACATTTAATAAAATTATTAAAACTTTTTTTAAAATTACAGACAGTATTGATGACAGCATTAATGAAAGTATTGTCGAAGGAAATAATATAGATACCAGTAACAGTTCATTTAATTTAATTAAAATAATTTTTTCAATTTATCTCAATAACCCAGAAAAAAAAAATACTTATAAACTTGCCTTTTTTAAAGAAACTATTAATAATTTATTTTTAAACTCAATTAAAGTCGAGTTTATAAGTATTTTTTGTAGGCTTCAACAAATATACCATTCATTAAATAAATTTGCTTATTTGTATAAATTTAATAAAGCTAAAATTGTCGTAAATATGGATATGTGTTTGAATGAAATAAAAATTACTGATAAGAACGTCATTTGTATTTATCAAATGAAGTCGCGATATATTTTTTCTATAAATGATTTAATTAAAATTATTAATACTTCGCTGACACACTCGTATTTATTTTTTGTTGAGCCTAAATCGTGTAAAAATCCGTACAATAACGTAGTGTTTAATAAGTCTACCCTTTATAATATTTATTTTTTTATAAAATTTAAGACATTGATTAATCCAGAATTAGTCATTAAATTCTTCGAGTGTAACTTTAACTTAAACTTGTTTTTTAATAAATATGAATCGTTGCTAAGAGAATATTCAATACAAAATTTTGTAAGTAGTTCAACTAATAGTATAATTGTTTCTGAAA